ACCCAGCACCGCCCGCACGGCGCCTTTGCTGGGCCGGTATTTGGGACGCTCGACGGCAAGACGGAGGACACGACTCCTACCGTAGTCGTCAAGACGCAGCACCGGCCGCATGGTGCGTTTGCGGGGCAGCGGTACGGAACACTGAGCGGCAAAGGGGCATCGACAGCCGCCACGATCAGCGCAGCCACGGCCGACCCGACTGGCGGCACGACGGCCGACATCGGCTGCACGACAGACACGGCCAGCGGCGCGCTTTGGGCGCTGGTTCGCATCGGTGGAAGCCCGGCGGCAGACTCGGCAATCGAGGCTGGCGGGCAGACGGCAGCGGTTTCCACGACGACGCCGAGCATCGCCTACACCGGGCTGACTGCTGCAACGGGCTACTCGGTTGACATCGTTCAGAAGGTCGGCGGGGTTTACAGCAACGTCCTGACGACGACGTTCACCACCGACAACACGGGGAGCGGCGGTGGCTCGCTGGCGCTAGACACCGGCCGTGCCGATGAAGCGGATACAGCCTACTCGCTTGCGATCACAAAGATTCTGGCGACTGGTCTAGCGGTCGAAACTGACACTGCGCTTGACTTGAGTCTTGCGCCGCCTGGCATTGTTCCTGTCGGTCGCGCAGATGAGACTGACACGGCCTATCCGCTGGCTCTGGTCAAGATTTTGGCGATGGGCCTGGCTGCGGAGACAGACACCGCCATTGCGCCAGACTTCGTGGCAACTGGCGGCGGGACGGGGGCAACTGCGGCGCAGATATGGGGCTACGTCATGTCCAATGGGCAGACGGCCGAGGAGAACGTGCTCACGATGCTTGAGTACCTGAGCGATCTGCACTTGATCCACGGCCTGCGGGCCGGCTCACCGCTTTCGGTGACGGAAACAGAGCGCAGCGCCGGGGCGGTTGTTCAGGCGATCAGCGAGGCGGCTGGCGTGGTGACTGTCACCCGCTAGATTCCCAAACCCTTGCCGGCTAGGCGCCGGACCATGCGCGCAGCTTCACGGACTGCGCAAGCATGGCACTCGAAGACGACACCAGCAGGGCGCAGTACGCGACCAACGCCACAACGGGCCCCTGGGGGGTTCCGTTCTACTTCCTTGAATCGGCGCATCTGCTCGTCACGTACACGGACGGCGATGGCGTTGAAACGCCGCTGGAGCTGACCACCGACTACACGGTGGCGGGCGCTGGCAACGAAGCCGGCGGCAGTGTCACCACGGTTGCGGCGTACCCAGTTGGTGGCTACATCACCATCGTTCGGGATGTGCCGCGCACGCAGCTAACCGTCTTCCGTGACGGCGATGCGTTCCCGGCGTCGGCCACGCAGAACGCGTTGGACAAGCTGACGATGCTGGTCCAGCAAGCCTACGAGATCGCGGACCGATCAGTGCTGTTCCCGGTGTCATATACGGGCGGGGCGGTGACGCTGCCCATCGACTCGTCGCGCGCGAACCGCATGCTGTCGTTCGATTCGGGCGGCGACATCGATGTGACCGGGTTCACGACGGATCAGGTGGCCGCGATGCTGTCTGCCGCGGTGATCGACGGCACGGCGGGTGGGCATGTGACGCTGGTCGAAGAACAGACCGCGACTCCTGCTCAACAGGTCTTCACGCTGACGACGTTGACATTCGTGCCGGGAGTCAATGCAGTTCAGGTCGCGCTGATCGGCGTGGGCGATTTGGGTGTTGGAGACTTCACCGAGGGCGTCGACGGGGTGACGATCACCCTGGCGCAGCCGGTCCTCGAAGGCCAGCGCGTGCTGTTCCGCGTCGGCCGCTTCGTGACTTCGGGTGTCGATGCCGAACAGGTCAGCCACACAGCGGACGGCCCCGGCACGCTGGCGCGCGACCAGGCCAGCGTGAACAACGATGTCATCCGCAGTCGGGACTACTTCAGCCCATCGGATGCCGACGCCACGCCGGGCATCCAGGCGTTCTGGAACCGCGTCACGACGGTCGGCGGCCTGGCGGTGATCTCACCCGGCGACTACACCATGAAGTCGGGCGTCACCATCACGCTAGGGTCGAAGGGCTTTCACGTCATCGGCGGCGGTGTTGAAGACGTGCGATTCATAGTCGGCACATCGTTTGTCGGCGCGACTCCCGCGTTCAAGATCGTAGGCAGCGACGCCCAGCCGGGTTTCTCGATCAGCGGCTTCAGCATCCGAGGCGCACCGACCACGGCGGCGACTGCGGGCCTTCAGATCGGCAGCGCGTCAACGTCTGATCCGGTCATCGCGGGGTTCAACACCTCCTGTTTCCGCAACATCTTCGTTGCCGACTTCGCGGTGGGCATTGATCTTGTCCACGCGCGGCTCATGCGGTTTGAAGACTGCGCGGTGTGGAACAACTCTTTCGGCGCGGCCAATACCTGCCTTCGCATCCGGCAGGCCGGGCTGTTCACGACTGACCACATTTTCGACCGCTGCCAATTCGTCAACACCAAGACGGCGGGCTACTACAACGTCGAGATCGTCAGCAGCGGGACGGCCTACAACAACGCGACAGGTAACGGCAGCGTCGCTGGCCTGAAGTTCCGTTCGTGCGACCTGTACGCGGGCAACACCGGATTTAGGCTGTACGCCTCTGGGTCGTCGCGCATCAGCGACGTGTGGATCATCAGCGGGTGCCAGATCGATCAGGAGACGGCGTATGGGGTCTATGCGGAGTCAGCCGACTCCGGCGCCGACATCCAAGACATCCACCTTGAGGGGCTGTACGTCAGCAAGACGACATCGGCCGGCATCCTGTTTACCAGCACCGGGACCGGAGGCGCCATCCGCAGCGTGTGGGTTGACGAAGCCCACATCGATCGGGCCGAGGGGGCCGCGGTGTCGTTCTTCGGCGGTGCGGTCGAGTCGGTCACGGTGAGTGACTGCCACGTCGTGGATTCTTCGGTGGCATCGGGCGCCATCGTGTTCAACGGCACGCAGGGTGTGACGTGTACGGGCAACAAGGCTCGACAGGACGCGTTCGCGCTGACGCCGTTCTACCTCGTTGACCTGTTGAGCGGCACGGACAACATCGTCTGTACTGGCAATGACGGCGTTGGCGCGGTGGACGTGGCAACGGTGCGCGACCTGAGCGGCGACGTGACGAAGGTCGTCACCGGAAACCTTGGATACAACCCGATCGCCGAGGCCGCGCTCACGGTGACTGCAAGCCCGTTCGGGCACAAGAACACCAGCGGCGCCACGCAGGCGGTCTACATCACTGGCGGCACGGTGAGCGGCATCACGCTGAACGGCAGGGCGGTGCCGACGACATCCGGCATCTATCACCTGGTGCCGCCGGGCATGACTCTTTCAGTGGCCTACACCGTAGCGCCGACGATGTACGCGACGGGGGCCGCATGAGCAACGCATTCAACAACGCGGCGAAGCTCAAGCGTGTTTTCTACCTTGAAGAGCCGCAGTTCGGCTACGTCGCTGGGACGGGGGTCAACAACACCACGGCGTTGCAGGACGCTATCGATGCGGCTACTGCGGTCACGGGCACGCTGATCCTTCCCCAGGCGCCCACGGGCGGCTACATCGAACACACCGGACTGACGATCTCCGGCGCGGTCACGATCCAAGGGCAGGGCAAGTTTCGCTCGCGGCTGCGGCTTTTGGGGTCGGCCAGTACCGGCGCGCATGGGATCACGTTCGCGGATAACGTAGACGTGGCCGACGTGCATCTTCAGGACATCGGGCTTTATGGCCGCTATCCGTCGATCACGTCAGGACATGCGATTTACCTGCCCGATGAGGTCACGCTTTCCTACGGTCGGGGCCTGAAGCTCACGCGCGTCTATGCGACGGATTGGGGCGGCAAGGGTCTGTATGTCGGCGCTAACCGCAACAACGGCAAGGCGTATGACTTCGAGGCCACGCGCTGCGAGGATGCCGTCTACATCGACAATTCCAGCGATTGGAAGTTCACGGCTGGTGAGTTCGGCGTCACCCGTCAATACTGCGTGAACATACCCGGCGCCGGGGCGGATAACAAGTTCACCGACTGCAGCATGTGGCAGTCTCAAGAGTCGGCGGTGAACCTGGGGACCACGGGCAGCAGCCCCAACACCTTCACCGGCTGCACGTTCGACCACCACCCGAAGAACGCCGTGCGGATCAGCGGCAGCGCGGCGGCAGGCCAGCCTCATGCGTTCATCGGCTGCTGGTTCCGCGAAAACTCCGAGGTCGGCGATGGGCTGCACGCGCAGATTCTGCTGACAAACACGGCCGGCGCGGTATTCATCGGCAACCGCTTCACGGATCAGGAGGGCAACCCGCGCCCGTCCTACGTGGTTGAGTTTGCAGGGACTTGCGGGGCGGTGACTTGGGCAGAGAACTACGTCGAGACGGACGCCTACGCAACCGCACTGACAAACGATGCTGCGAAGTTGGTGTCTCGGTCTGTCGGGCTCGTGGCGACTGGCGTGACATACCTGGGTGGGGAAAGCGGTGCGCAGGGCCTGCAGGTCAACGCAGGCACCGCTGGCGGCAACTACGTGCTTATCAACCCGAGGACGGCAGGAAATCCGGCAGAGGTC